GTTCAAAAGGTGCTTTACATGGTCTAACTAAGTTTAGTATGGAAGATGCACCACCAAATCACTTTTTCTTAGAATATATAGCAAGGCCACAGACAGCTGATATATTTTTTGAAGATGTACTAATGGCATTAGTGTTTTACGGTATGCCGTTACTTGCAGAAAACAATAAGCCAAGATTATTATATTATTTACGAAGACGTGGTTATCGAGGTTATAGTATGAATCGTCCTGATAGATCTTGGAACAAGCTATCAACAGCTGAAAAAGAAATAGGTGGTATACCAAATACTAGCGAAGATATAAAGCAAGCTCATGCTGCTGCTATAGAAATGTATATACAACAACACGTTGGACATATTAAAGAAAGTGTTTATGGTAATATACATTTTAATAAAACTTTAAATGATTGGAGTAAATTTGATATAAACAAACGTACAAAGTTTGATGCAACAATTAGTAGCGGTTTAGCTATTATGGCTTGTAATAGGCATTTGTATAGACCAAACAATATAAAAGAAAAAACAAAATTAAACATAAGTATTTCTAAGTATAGAAACACTGGTAATACTTCACAAATAATAAAATAAATATGGGATATTCTAATAGTTATTTTCCAAAACAAACAGTTAGTGATGCTGAAAAGTTAAGCTATGATTATGGGTTGAAAGTAGCAAAAGCTATAGAAACAGAGTGGTTTAATGAAGACTATAATAACAATAGATATAAAAGCAACTACAACGATTTTCATAGGTTAAGACTATACGCTAGAGGCGAGCAATCAATACAAAAATATAAAGATGAATTATCTATTAATGGTGATTTATCTTATTTAAACTTAGACTGGACACCTGTACCTATTATACCTAAGTTTGTAGACATTGTTGTTAACGGTATGGCTCAAAGAACTTACGACATAAAAGCTTTTTCACAATCACCTAATGGTGTTGAAAAAAGAACTAAATATATGGAAAGTATAATTAGTGATATGGAAATGAAAGAGTTTAATGATGAAGCTGAAGAAAGATTTGGTATTAATTTAAGAGAAAGTAACATTAAAGAACTACCAGAAACTACAGAAGAGTTACAGCTGCACATGCAGTTAAATTACAAGCAGTCAATAGAAGTGGCTCAAGAGCAAGCGCTAAACGTTTTATTTGAAGGTAATAATTACGAGTTAATTAAAAAACGTTTTTATTATGATTTAACTGTGCTAGGTATTGGTGCTGTAAAAACTGATTTTAATACTTCTGAAGGTGTTACTATAAAATATATAGATCCTGCTAATTTAGTTTATTCTTACACTGATTCACCTTATTTTGAAGATTTATATTATGCTGGTGAAGTTAAAAACATACCAATAAACGAACTTGCAAAAGAGTTTCCGTTTTTAGAAGAAAATGATTTGCAAGACATTTTAAAAAAATCTTCTTACTATAGAAGTAATAATAATAGAAATAGATATAACCCAAACAAAGAAGATAATAATAAAGTTCAAGTTTTATATTTTAATTATAAAACATATATGAACGAAGTTTATAAAATAAAAGAAACTGGTACTGGTGCTTTTAAAATAATACAAAAAGATGATACTTTTAATCCACCTGATGATAAACAAGGTAGCTTTGATAAACTGCAAAGAGCAGTTGAAGTTTTATATGAAGGTGCTTTAATACTTGGTACAAACAAATTATTAAAGTGGGAGATGGCTAAAAACATGATGCGTAGTAAAAGTGATTACAATAAAGTAAAAATGAATTACTCTATAGTAGCGCCTAGGATGTATGATGGTAGAATAGAAAGTTTAGTTAAACGTATTACTGGTTTTGCTGATATGATACAGCTCACTCATTTAAAACTACAGCAAGTAATGTCACGTATGGTGCCTGATGGTGTTTATTTAGATGCTGATGGTTTAGCAGAGGTTGATTTAGGTAACGGTACAAATTATAATCCACAAGAAGCTTTAAACATGTTTTTTCAAACAGGTAGTGTTATTGGTAGATCATTTACACAAGATGGTGATATAAACCCTGGTAAAGTACCAATACAAGAAATAACTAGTGGTAGTGGTGGTAATAAAATGCAAGCTCTTATAGCTAATTACAATTATTATCTACAAATGATTAGAGATACAACCGGTCTTAATGAAGCTAGAGATGGTACTATGCCAGATAAAAACGCATTAGTTGGTATACAAAAAATAGCTGCAGCTAATAGTAATACAGCTACTAGACACATATTACAGTCGGGTTTATTTTTAACAGCAGAAACAGCTGAAAAAGTTTCTCTTAGAATATCAGATATATTAGAATATTCACCAACTGCAGATGCTTTTGTTCAAGCTATTGGTGCTCATAATGTTGCTACTTTAGATGAAATAAAAGAATTACATTTATATGATTTTGGAATATTTATAAATCTTCAACCAGATGAAGAAGAAAAAGCTATGTTAGAAAATAATATTCAAATGGCTTTACAACAAAAAAATATAGAGCTTGAAGATGCTATTGATATTAGAGAAATAAAAAATATAAAACTAGCAAATCAACTTTTAAAAATAAGAAGAAAGAAAAAGCAAAATGAAGATAGACAGATGCAGCTTCAAAACATTCAAGCGCAAACACAGTCTAATACACAGGCTGCTCAAGCCGCTGCACAAATAGAAGTTCAAAAAAACCAAGCTATTGTTCAAAACGAGGCTCAAATGCAACAATTAAAAGCTCAAATTGATTCACAAAAAATGCAACAAGAAGTAGAATTTAAAAAAGAACTAATGGCTTTAGAGTTTCAATATAACATGCAGTTAAAAGGCATTGAAACTGAAGGTATGAAAAATAGAGAAAAAGAAAAAGAAGATAGAAAAGATGAAAGAACTAAAATACAAGCCACACAACAAAGTGAGCTTATAGATCAAAGAAAAACAGGTAAACCACCTAAAAACTTTGAGTCTACAAGTAATGATATACTTAGTGGAGATTTTAGTTTAGGATCTTTTGATCCTAGATAAACTTATTAATTATTATTATATTATATTATGGCAAAAAAACAAGAAACAGATAATGTTACTAAGGTAGATCTTAGTGCAAAAAAAGAAACAACAGATGATAATATCATCAAAGTAGATTTAAATAACCCACCAAAAAAACAAGAAGATGCCGTTCCAGAGCAAAGCACAGATGAGGTTTCTGTACGCGACGAATCCGAAACTAGCGAAAAAGTACTCGAAGAAAACGTCGAAGCAACAGATGAAAAACCTACCGGAGAAGGTAAAAAACCCGATACCGTTCAAGATGAAAAACCCGTTATTGAAGAAATAACAGGAGAAAAAGTTGAAGAGCAAGTTGAAGAATTAGTTGAAGAAACTAAAGAAGCTATAACTGAAGCTCAAGAAACAGGTAAAGAGTTACCAGAAAACATACAAAAGCTTGTTGATTTCATGGAAGAAACAGGTGGTGATATAAATGATTATGTACGTATAAATCAAGATTATACTAATTATGATGACAATAGCGTGCTAAGAGAATATTATAAGCAAACAAAAAAACATTTAACTGATGATGAAATTAGTTTTATGATGGAAGACACGTTTGCTATAGATGAAGAAGAAGATACTGAAAGAGATATAAAAAGAAAAAAATTAGCGTTAAAAGAGCAAGTTGCCAGCGCTAGAGCCTACTTAGACGGGCAAAAGTCTAAATACTATAAAGAAATTAAAGCTGGTTCAAGGTTAACGCCTGAACAACAAAAAGCTTGGGATTTTTTTAATAGATATAACAAAGAGTCAGAAGCAAATGAAAAAATAGTAAAAAAGAACTCTGATATTTTTACGCAAAAAACTAATCAAGTTTTTAACGACAAGTTCAAAGGTTTTGAATATAACGTCGGTGATAAAAGATATAGATTCAACGTAAACAATGCTGATGAAATAAAGACAACTCAAAGCGATATAAGTAATTTTACTAAAAAGTTTTTAGATAAAAATTCTGCTTTAAAAGACGCTACAGGTTATCATAAATCTTTATTTACAGCTATGAATGCTGATGCTATTGCTAAACACTTTTACGAACAAGGCAAAGCTGATGCTATGAAAGATAGTATAGCTAAATCTAAAAATGTTGATATGTCACCAAGACAAGCTTTTAATGAAGTTGAAACAGGTGGTATTAAAGTAAGAGTATTAGGTGATAATTCTTCTGATTTTAAGTTTAAAATTAAAAACAATAAATAACAATTTAAAATTACAAAATTATGGCAATTTCAAATCCTGGAGGTAATTTAAATAGTGTGCCGTCTGTAAGACAACAAACGCTATCTACAAATTATCTAGATTTTACAAGTGCTTCTGCAAACAGTGCGAACTGGGCGCAACAGTACTTACCAGACCTAATGGAGAAAGAAGCTGAAGTTTTCGGACCGAGAACTATTTCAGGTTTCTTATCTCAAGTAGGTGCTGAAGAACCGATGACTTCTGATCAAGTAGTTTGGTCTGAGCAAAGTCGTTTACACTTATCTTACAAAGGTGAGATAAAATCATCAACAACAATTCAAATACAGTCTGACATCGATGGTAACAACGAAGATACTACTAATGGTATATCTGGTTCTGGTGCTACAAGAGCGCTTCACGGTATTAGAGTTAATGACACTGTTATTATCGCTAGTGCTAGTGGTGTTGCTAAATGTTTAGTAACAAAAATGGATGGTACTGACAAAGACCTTTTAACTGTTCTTCCTTATGGAGCTGCAAACTTATCAGGAACTGTTGGATCTAGTACAGCTGCTTTAGGAGCAACAATATTAGTTTATGGCTCTGAGTTTGGTAAAGGTGATAACTATAACACTACTGCTGCTTCGCCAGCTGCTAGTGACTCAAGAGGAGCTAACGAACCTCAGTTTAAATCTTTTACTAACAAACCAATTATTATGAAAGATTACTACGAAGTATCAGGATCTGACGCTTCTAGAATTGGTTGGGTTGAAGTATCTGCTGAGAACGGACAATCAGGTTACTTATGGTACTTAAAAGCTGAAGCTGACACAAGAGCTAGATTTACTGACTACATTGAAATGGCAATGTTAGAATCAGAGCTTAACGCTGCTGGATCTGCTTTAGATGGCGATTCTTTAATTCTTGGATCAACATCTGGTGCTGGACAAGTAGGTACTCAAGGTTTATTCGATGCTATTGAAGACAGAGGTAATATAACCACTGGTGTAACTGGTGTTAACGCTGCTACTGACTTAGCTGAGTTCGATGCTATTTTAGCTGAGTTTGATAAGCAAGGTGCTATCGAAGAATACATGATGTTTGTTAACAGAGGAACTAGCTTAGCTATTGACGATATGTTAGCTTCAATGAACTCTTACGGAGCTGGTGGTACATCTTACGGTGTATTTAACAACTCTGAAGATATGGCGTTAAATTTAGGTTTCACTGGTTTCAGAAGAGGTTCTTATGACTTCTATAAGTCTGATTTCAGATATTTAAATGATAAAGCTACAAGAGGTGGTATTAACGAAATAGCTGGTGCTAACGCAATTAGAGGTGTTATGATTCCTGCTGGTACAACTTCAGTTTATGATCAAACTGTTGGACAAAGCATGAAGAGACCTTTCTTACACGTTAGATATAGAGCTTCACAAACTGATGACCGAAGAATGAAAACTTGGGTTACTGGTTCTGTTGGTGCTGCTACATCTGCTTTAGATGCAATGCAACTTCATTTCTTAACTGAAAGATGTTTAATCACTCAAGGTGCTAACAACTTTATGTTAATGAAGTAAATCATTATTTAAAAGTCGGGGCTTCGGCCTCGACTTTATTTTATTAATTTTATTATATATTATATTATGGCAAAAAAGAAAACAAAAGTGGATGTTGAAGAAACTCCACAGGTTGTTGAAACACCAGTTGTTGAAACACCAAAAATAAAAAAAGTTGAACCTGCAAAATTAAAGTGGGAAATAAAAGATAGGATTTATAACTTAAAAAGTCGTAAAAAACCTATATCTTACATGTTAAGATCTTCAAATATTTATTATTTTGACGAAGAAGCTGGATACGAAAGAGAGTTAAAATATTGTGAAAACCAAAGAACTCCTTTTGTTGATGAAATGAAAGGTGATCAAAGATTAGCTCATATTATATTTAGAAACGGTAGTTTGTTTGTTGAAAAAGAAAAAACTACGTTACAAAAATTACTTTCTTTATATCACCCTCACAGAGATAACATATATGAAGAATATAAACCAATAAAAGAAGCTGCTGATGAAATAGAGATATTAGAAATGGAAGCAGACGCAATACTAATGGCTAGAGAATTAGATATTGATATGGCAGAAGCTATTATGCGTGTAGAAAAAGGTTCTAGTGTATCTAGGTTAAGCTCTAAAGAACTTAAAAGAGATTTATTAGTATTTGCTAGAAATAATCCAGCTTTATTCTTAGAATTAGCTTCTGATGATAATGTTCAACTTAGAAACTTTGGTATAAAAGCTGTAGAGCTTGGTATATTAAAGTTAAGTGGTGATCAAAGAAACTTTTTATGGGCATCTAACAATAGACCTGTAATGACAGTTCCTTTTGACGAGCATCCATACACTGCTTTAGCGCATTGGTTTAAAACTGATGAAGGTATGGAAATATATGCAAATATAGAAAAACGATTAAATTAATCAAACTGTAGAGCGGTCGCCCTACAGGGCGATCGTAACTACAATAAAAAAAATATGGCAGTAAGTATAGACACAGTATATCAAAAAGTATTAGCAATAGCTAATAAAGAACAAAGAGGTTATATAACGCCGCAAGACTTTAATTTGTTTGCAAATCAAGCTCAAATGGAAATATTTGAACAATACTTTTATGATATAAATCAGTACGGTAGACTTGCAGGTAATAAAACAGAGTACTCTGATATGTTAGATTACTTAGAGCAAAAAATAAGTATTTTTGAAAAGGAAGATACTATAAACTTTAATGCAAACGGAGAAGATTATAATTTATTAAATACTACAGATTTATATAAACTTGGTAGTGTTTTTTTAAATGATAAAAAATGCGAACAAGTAAATGCTAGTGAATTAAACTTAATAAATAATTCTAACATATTAAAACCTACAGAAAAAAATCCTATATATACTTTAAAAAATTTTAGAATTAAAGTTTTTCCACAAACACAAGAAAATATTTCTATCAACTATATTAGAACTCCAAGAAAAGTAGAGTGGACTTATGTAGAAGACGAAGAAAATACAGGAGTTTTTCTTCATGATAATAGTAAGGTAAAAAACTTCCAATTACATATTTCAGAAGAAAATACTTTAGTTTTAAAAATATTAAAACTAGCTGGTGTATCTATAAATGATTTTGAGTTATCACAAGTTGCTGCTCAAGAAGAAATAAAAGAAATACAACAAGAAAAATCTTAATAAATGGCTTTATTAAACACAACACAAAGAGATTATTATCAAGGTAATAATTATGGAAACTATCAATTTGTATCTCTTGAAGATATAATAAATCAGTTTATGGTAGTTTATGTAGGTGAAGAAAAAATTATTAGTAAAGCTAGAAAAATAGATATAGCTTTTCACGCAAAAAGAGCTTTATCTGAACTTAGTTTTGATACTATAAAATCTTTTAAATCACAAGAAATAGAATTACCACCATCTTTAACGATGATAATTCCTCATGATTACGTTAACTACACAAAAATATCTAGCGTAGATAACTCTGGTATAAAACAAAGGCTTTACCCAACTCTTGGTAAAACATCAAATCCTTTTAAAATAAAACAAGACGAAAGTGGAAACTATGATTTTGCAGGTAGCGCAGGATCTTTACCTGACTTTAACAACGGTGATTTTAGCTCAGATTTTGATAGCATTGAAAACTGGAGCTTTACACAAGCTGTTACAAATAATAAAACTTTAAATTTAGATTTAGATAGTGATGGTGAAACTGATGCTACAGATGATGTCTTTTCACCTGTTGGTGGGTTGTTAAAAGCTAAAATACATCCATCTAGGTTTCCTGCTAATGCTAATGGAGCGGTTTATGGTAGAGCTTATAGTTGTTGGCAAGAAGTAGACGTTTCTAATATAGATCTTTTAGATTTATCAGGTGATGGTACAGTTCCAGCTAACGTAACTAGTGTTTCTAGTAATTGTATTGTAAGATTAGGAATAAGCTCTACAGCTGGTGATCAAGTAACAAACACTTTAAAACCAGTTGGTGCTAGTTTAAATAGACAAACTTTTGGTGTTGCTAGTAAAGGTCCTAATTTTATACCACATGCAGACGGAACAAACAGCTTAGCTTATGTTGAATGGGATGGTTCTACCGGCGCTCAAACTGGCGTTACGCAAACTTTAAACGCTGTTGATGTTTCAAATTATCAAGTAGTTTATATTTTAGTAACTATGTTTAATGATTTTGACGCAACAATAGCTAATCTTCATGATACTGCAAATATAAAATCTGTTGAGTTATTTTTAGATAATGTTACTGTTGATTTTGAAGGTGTGACACCTGTTTTAATTAGAGATGGAGATTCAACAACTTGGACTAACTACAAATCTAACAAACCTAACGAAAACAAACAACATGATTACGATTATCATGATCAAATATTTGAAGCTAATGTAGGTAGAAGATATGGTATAGACCCTCAACACGCTCAAGATAACGGTAGTTATTATATAGATGATTTAAAAGGTTTAATACATTTTAGCTCTAATTTAAGTGGTTCTACAATTGTATTAGATTATATTAGCGATAGTTTAGGTACAGACTCTGAAATGCAAGTACATAAGTTTGCTGAGGAAGCTATGTATAAACATATAATGTACGCTGTTCTTTCAACAAGATCTAACACTCCAGAATATATAGTAAGAAGATATAAAAAAGAAAAATCTGCAGCTACAAGACTAGCTAAATTAAGATTATCAAATATTAAATTAGAAGAGATAACTCAAACTTTAAGAGGTAAATCTAAACAAATAAAACACTAACATATGCCTGAGATTAAACAGACTTTTACTAAAGGTCGTATGAACTTAGACCTTGATGAAAGGCTTTTACCGCCTAACGAATATAGAGAAGCTTTGAACATACAAGTGTCAAGTGCTGAAGGTTCTGATATTGGTAGTGTAAAAAATATATTAGGTAATAAAGAAATAAAAACAGACGCTAATAGTACTGCAAATCCTCAAGGCACAATAACTATACCTGATAATTACACATGCATTGGTTCTATTGCTGATGAAAAAAACAACTCTGCGTATTACTTTATAGTTAAATCTGATAATGTTGCTAGTGCTATCATGCAGTATAAGGATGATGAAATAAATCCTCTTTTAATAGACAGTAATAATAGTGTTTTAGAGTTTGATGAAAAAGTTTATATAACTGGTGTAAACGTAATAGATGATTTTTTATTTTTTACAGACGGTGTTAATGAGCCCAAAAAAATAAATATTAAAAGTTTTGAAGAAAATACAAATACAACTTTTACAACAACAAGTAATTTTTATGTAAACAGCGTGAATGCAGGTGAAGTTAAAAAAGAAAATATAACTGTTATAAAGAAAAAACCTACTTTAGCGCCGAAGGTTACTTTAGAAAAATTAAACGATGCTTTTGTTTCTGGAGTTATAGACACAGCTGTTACTATATTAGATACTAACACTAACTCTACTGTTAACTTAACAATATCAAATAACACTTCTATAAAAGTTGGTGATATTTTATTATTAAGTGATCCTGCTCACCCTGGCGTATTACCAGAAAATTTTCAAGTAAGATCTAAAGTACAAACTATTAGTGGTACTACTATAACTTGTTTAATAATTTCAGTTGATCCATCTACACCTAATACAGCTGTTCAGTTTGAGTTTCAAATAGAAGATTTAGAAACACTACTTTTTAGCAAAGACTTTCCAAGATTTTCATATAGATATAAATATCAAGACGGCGAATACTCTGCTTTTGCTCCTTTTACTCAAGTAGGTTTTGAAGCTAGTAAATTTTCTTATAGACCAACTCAAGAGCCTATTAACGCTGGTATGGAAACTAGAGTTAAAAAAATAACATTAACAGATTTTGTTACAAAAGATATTCCAGTTGATGTTGTTGAAATAGACTTGTTATATAAATCAGAAAGCTCACCAGTTATATACTCTATAGATACTATAAAACCTAAAAAAGCTGACGGAACTACTGATAATCCAGCTTGGACAACTATTGACGGTACTAATAGTGATGTAACTTTAAGTGACGGTACAACAAAAAAAGATTTAAGTAATACTGGTTTTTATGAAATAACATCTGACTTAATATATGCTGTTTTACCAGAAAATCAATTATTAAGAGTTTATGACAATGTACCTAAAAAAGCAAAAGCTCAAGAGTTTACAGCTAATAGATTAATATACGGTAATTATGTTCAAAATTTAGATTTAGGTAACTATGATAATGATATTATTTTAGATTTTGAAAGTAGAACTTTTAGTAACGAAAATATTGATTTTACTTTTGGTAAAAAATCTATAAAATCACTTAGAACTTATCAAGCTGGTATTGTTTTTCTTGATCAGTACTGTAGAGAAACACCTGTATTTACTTCTAATCTAGCTTCTTTAGATATAACAGATAGTGATGTTGCTTTAAACTCTAGTAAATCAAATAGATTAACTTTAGAAAATATACCAACTTTAACAAATTCTGATGCTGTTTATTTTAAAACATACATAAAAGAAACTTCTAATGAATATTATAATTTAGTTGTAGATAGAGTTTATAAAGCAAATATTGATAGTAATTTATGGATTAGTTTTCCTAGCTCTGAAAGAAATAAATTACAAGAAGATGATTTTATAATATTAAAAAAATCTTTAAACAATAATTCTCAAGTAACTTTTGTTGATAATAAATTTAAAGTTATAGATATACAAAACGAAGCTCCAGAATTTATAAGAAGAAAATACATAAGCTTAGGAACTGTTGACGGTGGTGGTACTTTATCTAATTTATATTTTAACTCTAACGCTCAACCAGCAGAAGAAGTAAGTAAAATAATTATTAGTAAAGAGCAGTTTTTACTTGAAGGTTTAAACGATATACAAAAAATATTTGATGATAATTTTAATATATATATAACATTTACTATTCCAGATTTAACATCTTCAAGATACGAAATAACTTCTTTAACAACTGAAACGGGTAGTCCAGATTTTTATAATATAACTTTAGATAGAAATATAGAAGCTAAAGACGCTTGGGTAGAAACTAGTAGTGGTGTTTTAGCAACAACTTTAAAAACTAATTTTTGGAAAGAAGAAATAAAAAACTGGGAAGAGTTTCAAGGTAGATTTTTTGTTAAAATAAATTCTAACGCTACTACAAGAGAGTTTTTAGAATCTCAAATAGATACTATTACAGCTAGCGTTATCGCAAGAAACAAAGTGTTTTCATTAAGAGATGCTGGTTTATTTAGTGCAAATCCTACTATGTTACAGCAATCTTCTAACAGCAACGTTCCAGCTTTTCGTATCAATAACAACCACGCTTCAACGCCTACAAATACAGCTCCAACGTTTCATCAAGACGATTGGCGTGGTACCGCTGCTGCCGTTAGTATTATTTCTTTTGATACAAATCCAGCTGTACAAAGTAAAGGCTGGTTTTTAGATGAAGTATTTACTATAGCTCAGCAACCAACTATTAGTAGCAACTACACTAAAAGTGAAGTTCGTGTAAGTACAGGCCAAGATTTTGAATTTAATTTTTTAAGAAATTTACCTCCAGGTGCTCCTAGGCCAGCTAGTCAAAGTTTTGAGTTTGATGTTTCTTGTAGTGGTAATTTGTTTAAAGGAGCTGTTTGTTCTATGAATAAAACAAAAGGAAGTTTTATACCAATTTCTACTTCTAACAAATACACTCTTGTTAACGAAAACGATGGTGGTCTTGTAGATGGTCTAGAAGGTATTATCACAACTGACACTTATAACACTGACTATAGTGATTCTTTTTTACCATTTTTAAGTCCAAACTCAACAAACTTTGTTAGTAACATAGATAGTGCTATGAAAAATAGAGGTCCAAAAGCTTGGAAAAGTCAAATTGGTAGTTGGAGTACTGCTGGAGTTGGTGAGCAAGTTTATGGTAGTAATAATTCAACTGGTAGTTTTTTCATGCATTTATCTTTTTCTGGAGTTGGTAAAGATTTACATGACGGTACTAGCATAAACTCTGGTGGTGATGCTATAGACTCTTATGCTGTTGATGCGGGTGGTACTGGTGTTTCTGGTAGTACGTGGGCTTATAATACAAATGGAGGTTCTCAAATAAACCTTCAGTCAATAGAAAACTTTAACTGTCAAGCGCGAGTGTCTTATAGAGTTTGTGATTTACCACAACAAGGTCCTAGTAGTCCTGGGTATGATCTTGATAAGATACAAAGACAATGGGATCCTACTTTTGGTAATCCTGAAAACGAAGATATAGTCAAAAACTTAATACAAGGTAATAAATTTAGATTTTCTAATGATACAAATAAAATTATTTTTACTATTAAAAATGTAACTATAAAAAGACTTTATAATCATACTTCTTGGAATAGATCTGTGCGTATGAATTTTAACGGTACAGGAACTGATGTTATACAAAACGAACAAAGTGTACATCATGCTTGGTGGAAATATAAAACTTCAGGCAATCCTAATGAATTAACTACAAATTTTGCAAATTTAGAAAAACAAATAAAAAACTTTGGTGCAGCTCATAATAGAAGAGTTTGTTATATATTAGAACTTGATAAAGATCCTTCGGCTGAATGTTCTGTAGATCCAGAGTCTTTAAATGTTGGTAGTTTTAGTTTTATAGAGTTTGTGCAAGATATTTCGTCAAGTAACTCTACACTTTTAACTGACAATCCAGCTGTATTTGAAACAGAACCTAAAGATAATATTGATTTAGATTTATATTACGAGGTAACAAGCGCAATACCCTTAAATCTTACTGAAGAGTATGGACATATGGTAGGTCCTATTGGTAGCGCTGTAAGATGTAGTGATAATAACGCTCATATAAGTACACCTAATTTTAAAGATTGTATAGTTGCAGGTTGGGATGTTGATGGAGGTGATGTTGAGGTAACTTTAGACCCTGGTTTAGATCATTTAAGTTCTACTATTTTTACTAAAGAGCAAGCTGCAAGTGATTTTGAAGGTTTAAAATTAAAGTTTTTTAAAGATGATTTGAGTTACGTTGAATACGAAATAAAAAGTGTATCTAGTGACGGCTTTACAGCTATTGACTCGTCAGATCCTAATGGTACTAATTTTGATAGCGGTATTATAACTAAATTAACTTTAAAGCCAAAACCAAATAAGATTGGTTTAGAATACTTTAACTGTTTTAGTTTTAATAATGGCGTTGAGTCAAATAGAATTAGAGATGATTTTAACAAACCATTTATAAAAAATGGTGTAAAAGCTTCTTCTGTTATACAGCAACAATATAAAGAGGATAATAGAACAAACGGTTTAATATATTCAGGTATATATAATAAAAACACAAACACTAATAATTTAAATCAGTTTATACAAGCTGAAAAAATAACAAAAGATTTATTACCTACATACGGTAGTATACAAAAACTATATACAAGAGATAACGATTTAATAGCTTTTTGTGAAGATAAAGTTGTTCAAATACTTGCTGATAAAGATATATTGTTTAATGCAGATGGTAATCCACAGCTAACAGCTTCAAATAAAGTTTTAGGACAAGCAAGACCTTTTGTTGGTGATTACGGTATATCAAAAAATCCAGAAAGTTTTGCTAAAGAAAGTTATAGAGCTTATTTTACAGACAAACAAAGAGGTGCTGTGCTTAGATTATCAATGGATGGTTTAACTGCTATTTCAGACGCTGGTATGAAAAACTTTTTTGGTGATAAGTTAGAAGGTAATTACAGTTTTATAATTGGTAGTTATGATAACGATAAAAGTAATTACAATATAACTTTTAAAACTACAGATGATTATGATAGTACTAAAAGCTTTGATAATACAACAAACTCTATAACTGTTAGTTATAAAGAAAGTGTAAGAGGTTGGGAAAGTTTTAAATCTTATATACCTGAATCTGGATTAAGCATAGCTAGTACTTATTACACTTTTAAAAACGGTAAGATTTATAGTCATAATAATGAAACTAGAAACCATTTTTATGGTGAAAAAGATACTGAAAATAATAATATAATATCAGAATCTTTTGTAAACACATTGTTTAATCAAGAACCTACTACAGTAAAGTCTTTTAAAACGCTAAACTATGACGGTGATACAGGCTGGAAGTGTAGTGAAATAACTACAGATTTAAATAGTGTTACTGTTAGTGATTTTATTAACAAAGAAAATAGATATTATGCTTATATAAAAGGTGGTTCAAAAATAAATCAAAGTGAGTTTAATTTTCAAGGTATTGGTTTTAGTAATACAATAAAAAATATAACGTAATGAAGTTAATAAAAAGTATAGCTTTAGATAAGATTAATGTAAAAAGTAGTGGTGATATAGTAAATTACATTATTTCAGGTGATAAAGATGCTGTGTTTAGTTTACAAATTAGAGATAGTTCTTCTCCAACAAAATTTTATAATTTTGAAACAAATGTTTTTGAAACAGGTATAACTTCTGAGCATACTTTAAGTAATGTTTCTATACCTATTAATTCTTATCAAAGATCTGTAAATATTCCAGCTGCTTCAGCAGGTAACGAATACAGGTTTTTAGTGTTTGCCCAACCACACTTTGAAACAAAAACATCTAGTGGTTCAAACGAAGTTTTATTAACAAAAGATTTAACGCAAAGCTCTGATGTTACAGTTAGATTTAGTAGTAAATCAGATCAAGCTGCCGAAAGGTTTGAAGGTCAAGGTTTGTTTGGTACTACTACTTCTACTGGAACAGCGTCAGGATCTTCTGAAGAGTCTACTAACACGGTAGTTGATACTGGATCATATACTGTTTCAGATGCTGGTGGTAGTACTTTTTTAGGCTATAAAGCAACTTTTAATACAGCAACTCAACTACACACTATAGCTGATTCAAAACAACCTGTAGAATCAGATTTTTTTGCAAGCATTACAAAAGCGCTTACTTCAGACGCTGAAAGCTCTACTAGTATTGTTTTAAACAACGTAGATAATTTAATAGTAGGTTTACATGTAGCTGAAATTACTCCGCAAGTTGACGTTGGTCAAATAAATAGTTTTGGTATTACAACAACAGGTAGTTTAGGTGTATTAACATTTCCTACGATAACAGCTATAGACACACAAACAAACACTGTAACTTTAAGTGCTGCTATATCAGCAGCAACAGGTAAAAACGTTACTTTTAGAGCTTATGGGTTTGATCAAATAAATGAGTTTTGTGGTTTGTTATTTTCTTTTGATATTTCAGTTATTACAGTAAACGATGCTGGTGAACCTGGTAAAGTAAGAGCTCAAAACAGGTTAATCGCTGCTACTAGTAATTCTAAAATCTTAACATTTAGTGCTATAGAAGGTATGACTGTTGGTGCTAAATTAACAGGTGCTGGTTTAGTACAAACACAAACTGGTGGTGTAGATGGTGGTGTAATTACAAATATAAATACTAGTAGTGGTCAAGTTACAGTAACAACAAATCAAACTTTAGCGGATAAAACAAAAATATTTGTTCAAGGTGCCACTATGAGAGTAAGTGTAATAGGTTCTTACACAATAACACGTTTTCCAAAATTTAGTACAGATGTATTTTTTGATTTAGATAGAGCATGTGTACTTTCAACAACTTCATAATATGCCAAAATATAAAATAACTTTTACAAACGAAATAAACACTTCTGTTCAAAACGGTGATAATTTATATTTAAGAATTTTTGCTGCAGATCCTATTACAGAAGACGGTACTCAAGTAACTTCAGCTGTTGATGCTCAAGAAAACATACTTGTAGGTGAAATAGAAAATCTTAGTAGCAAAACAATAGATGTTGAAGCTGATAGTGACTTTAACACTACTATATCTGATTTAACAGCTGAATTAGAAAGCACAGACAGTAAACCTTTAAATTATTCTGATGTTAGTTTTTTTAGTTTTCACAAAAATAACAACTTAAATGTTTCAAATGTAAAAGGTTATTTTGCTAAAGTTAAAATGTCTGTAACTTCACCTAATAAAAGAGAGTTGTTTTCTATTGGCTCTGAAGTTAGTGTTAGCAGTAAATAAAATACAAATAGTGTAACTATATAAATACACTTAAATATAATTAAATGAACAATAATATAACTTTTAGATCTTTTAAAAAAGGTGATTATGAGTTGTGTTGCGAGTGGTGGGAATGGTGGTGGCGAAACGGTCAAGGTCCAGTACCTAGAGCGTTTTTACCAGAAGATGAAAGGTGTTTTGTTATAGAAAAAAATAATGTAGTTGTTGCTTGTTATTTTTTGTTTATAATGCAACCAAGAACAGTAGGTTGGGCAACTTATTTAATATCTAATCCTAAGTATAAAGAAAAAGACAGAAAAGATTTAATAAAACTTTTAATACAAAAAGTAGAAAAAGAAGCTGAAAAGCAAGGTATTATGCAGCTTTTTACAGTTTGCGGTGATAAACACATGTCGAAATTACATCACGATTTAGACTGGATAATGATACCTGTAGAGTATGAAGGTTTTAAGTATTTAAAAAATAATATACAAAAACAAAATGGGTAAAAAAGCACAGAAGAAACAAGCTGAAGCTATGAGAGAGATGAATCAACTTTCTCAAGAACAGTTTGAGTATCAAAAAGAACAAAGAGACATAGCTCAAAAAAGAGTTGATGAGCAAAGAAAAGAGTTTGAAGCTTTTAAGTTTACAAACCCTTTTGAAGGTATGGAAAATCCTTTTGAAGATTTTACCGTAGATTTACAAGCCGCTAGATTTAGAGAAGAGCAAGCTGCTCAAAGTAGAGCTAACATACTACAACAGTTACAAGCTTCTGCTGGTAGTAGCGGTATAGCTGCTTTAGCTCAAGCGTTAGCAAACCAACAGTCTATTCAGTCACAACAAATATCTGCAAATATAGCTCAACAAGAAAGGCAAAACCAAATGATGGCTGC